TCAGATGATCCAAATGCTATTGAAATGAAAGAACAACTTCAAAAATCAGTTGTAATGATGGGATTCCCACCTAACACTGATATACAAGTTTTATCTGCTACTATAAATAGAGATTTAAATATTAAGTTTCACAAAACTAATACTAAAAACTTTAGTAAGAAACAAAAAAACCAAATAAAATTAGGTAATAAAATCATACTAGATCTTGATAAAGCTATAGAAATAAATGATATAATATTAAAAGATGGTAGTAAAATAATTGAACTACAAAACTTATCAGAAGAGCAAGCGGAAAAATATGGTGGTAAGTTTTTAATAAATACTGTTATAGATGCTTTTGATTCTAGAGGTATAGAACGTGTTGACAATGTTGCTATAAAGAAAATAATACTAAAAAGTATATTAACACCTACTGGTAAAATAAAAAAAGGTGCAAAGTTTAGTACTGCTTATGAGCAGTTTTTTATAAGCTTAGCTAATGCAGCTGTTCAAAAGTTAGGCGCTAATTTAGATGTTAATTTAGTTGTAAGAGAGGGAGGTTTTCCTGATGTTGCTTTTCAACAAGGTGGTGTTATAATTGGTTTAGAAATAAAAATGGATCAGTCTAGAGGTGTTTCTTATACTTATAGATTTGATGACACTATATCAAACGAAAACTCTCAAAACCAAACAGAACAAGAAGATTTAATAAAACAAATTAAAAGCGAAATAGCTGGTTTACCTGGTATAACTATAGAAGATTTAACAAGTATGTGATTGTAGATGCTGCTTACTTAGAAGAACATTACACAAATAAATTAAAGCCAGAGTATTTTATAAACATAGGTGATGCTGGTTTATTTTACATGTTAGGTAAAGAAGGTGATCCTAACAATGGTTTAATAGAAAAAATAGCACAAGAACTTGGTATACCTAGATTACAAGGTAAATTTCAATTAAACAGTGTTATGAATCTTGGTAGAAAACCAAGAAAAACAATGAATAATACTCATGCTGTAACTATAAGAGTTCAACCTAGAATTGATACTAAAGACGTAGCTAATTTTCCTGAAAACTCTAATTTAAACTTAAGCAACAAAGCTGACATGGAGCTTTTTGTTAATACTGTAAATAATAAACTAAATAGTTTTTCATTTGAAAAACTAAGTAAGTCTGTTTCAAATGTTAATACTGTTTTAAAATACAG